TGTTCCGCAACGGCTTCAGTGTCGAGTTGTCATCGGTGGTTGCCTCCTCTTTCGGTAGCAAGTGGGACATCTGTGCCACCACCGTTGTGCCCTCTGGCACCAAGCCCAGCACGCCACGCATCTTGGCATGCAGCACGCCTGCCATCCACCGCTGTCTGGCCGCGACTGTCCGCGAGGTGGACATCGGTCAGAAGTTTGGCTCTGCCTGCGAGATCCCCGAGTATTACCGCACCAAATACTGGGACGTGTTTGTCAACCTTGACTCCACGCAGGGCAAAGTGGTGCAACAACTGGTCGATGTGCTTGGCAAGATCAAGGACAAATCATTGACCAACGAGAGATGACTCTCTCCTGTTTGCTTGTCGCCACCGTCACCTCTCTGGGGTGGCGGTTGGCTTTCGCAAGAAAAGTTCACAAAAACAATGAACAATATCTTGCACTCTAACGTACTAGCACTATGATTGTGCTTCACAATTCTGCCATATCAAACAAGGAGAACCTTACCATGGCTAATTCCCGCGTAACAAAAGAGGCGCAAAAGCGTCTTTCCAACTGGCTCAACAGCCAGCGTGAGCGTCTTACCGGCGCTGACCCAGCCGAGATCAATGACTCAATGCTTGCATCTGAGTTCAATGAAAAGTTCAGCGCCATGCGTCCGAACGTCTCACCCAATACAGTGTCCCGCACCCGTGGCGTGTTGGGCATCCACTTCCGTCGTGGCCCGCGCAAGGGTCAAGACCCACGCGCTGCATCCGTTCAGTCGCATGAAGATGCCGCTCTTCGCAGCATGGTCGAGGCCAACCTTCGGGTGTCCCTGCACACCCACTTCATGGTCACTCAGTTGTGCGAGCAGTTGGGTATCACGGTAGATCGCGATGATGCCATCGCTTGTGCCGCCGAAACCATGGGCACCCCCAACAAAGGGGGTGCCTGATGGCAAAGGAAGCAACCATCACCGTGACCCCTGAGCCGTATGTCCGTGAGGGCTTGGTCTACCACATCTACCAAGGCATCATCCCTGTGTATCAAGGCACGTGGAAGGTGCAAGAAATTCAGGACGATGGCACTGTGCTTTCGTTCCGCTGCCAACCCACGATGCTTTCTCACTTCCGGGGTGCCCCTCTGATTGTCAACTCCAGCATTCAGTTCCGTCACAATCTCGAACGATTGGATGCTGCGCTTCAGGAGTCAGGCCAACTGTACATGGACGGCAAACCTTTGCGCACAAGCAAGAACATGCACGACCCCATCTACGTTCCGGGCGAAGTGGTCGTTACGGCGATGATCCCTACCACACTGCCAACCACAACCAACGTGATGGAGTATGTGAGAGGCCAAACTATTGAACCCCAAGACTTGACCGAGCGTAGAGAGGTCTTGTCCGGCACTGAGTTGCCACCTTCCCCAACCCCTTCTGAAAACAAGGAGACTCCCGATGAGTAAGTTTGCAGAAACCAAAACGTTTGCTGAGTTCGAGACTCAGTTGAAAGCCGACGGCGCACGCATGGACACCGAAGACGTGGTGTACACCCTGATGTGTGCAGGTTTGTTCGACGGCATCACACGCAACAAGCCCGGGTCCAGTGAGGACTTCGAGGTTGTCAAGGCACGCATCGAGGCCTTGCTTGACTCCGACCCCGGCCTTGCCAACACCTTCATGATGATGAGCGTTGTCTCGTCAGTTGCCAGCGCGTTCCGCTCCCGCATGAACTTGATGGAGAAGAACGCAGACATGATGATGCGTCTGACCGAGGTCTTCAACGAGGCCAAGGATAACGATGGCTGCATCCCCGCCGATCACGTGGAGATGCTGCTCGACAAGGTTCAGGACTTGGGCCGCTTCTTCAAGAAGAAGTCAGCCGAAGCCAGCGACCACTACGACCGCACGTCCGAAGCGTCCGCCGATGCTGCCATCGGCAACATGAAAGCGTTCACCGAAAAGATGGTCAAGCACAAGACCGAGATGCAGCGTGGCACGCTCATGGAATTGGTGTCGAGAGCCGTCGATGATGGCGTGTCCCCGCACGACACTCACTGGCCCGTCTCTTTCTGTCTCGGCGACAGCGAGTGGGAGGTCATCGAGAAGTTGCACTGTGTCCTCAGCGCCATCAAGAAGTCTGGCGGCGACCCCGCCGACGTGGACATCCAAGAGTTGAAGGACATGCTCGACGATGAGTGATGCTGCAAACCCGTTCGAGGACTGCCCCCCCGTCATGGGGGGGTATCCTCATGATACTTCCAAGCACTGGCCCAAAGAACAAGGAGAACCCATGAAAGTTCACGGCCTTCTACTGCTGCCCAACGGCACCCGACATGACGTGTCCTGCGATGTTGATTCGTGGGACGATCTCAAAGAGGATCACGGCGTCACCTTCTTCGACATCGTGCGTGGCAATCAAACCACCAACCAAGCCACCATCTTGGTGGACGATGAGGGGTTGCTCAAAGACAACAACCCGCTCAACTTCTGGTCGGTTGTTGTCTGCCCGCTGTTCGAGATTGGTCAGCCTTTGACCGGACCCATCTGGATCTTCGGTCCTGCCAATGACCAAGGTGAGATGACCGACATCGACCCCGACTTGCTTGCCAAGATCCCGCCAACCCTGCGACCCAAAGCAGGCTTTGAGGTTCACTTCTTGGATTCAGGTGACGACACCTGAGCAAGCAACATCGTTGCCAGTTGGAACAACTGGTCCGCCTTCACTGTCACTAACCATTCCCCACCGTCTTCCCGCATAAATACCAGCGGGAGGCGGTGGGGATCTTTTTTTGTATCCTCATCGCATTGGTCCATGAAGCGGCAGGCGGCGATGCTTTTCCGCCGCTTGACCTCAATCCAAAGCGGGTCACAGCCCGCCACGTCCGGGTCCACGGCTCCGTCAGACTGGCGTGAGCGGCGGGCCTCAGTCCAGCCGAGCGACTGCATGATCTGCACGACCTCACGTTCGCCCCGCTTGCCCTTGTCCCGCTGCATCTTTCCCATTAGATGCTCGCAAACTTGTTGACCGGAATCATGTAGCAGGGTTCAACGTCGGCGCTGTCTCTGGTCTGCATCGTGCGTCCACCATACACCAACTTGGCTTGCCCCGGCACGTCGTGCAGGTGGGTGTAGTGGCAACCACCATCCATCGTCCCGACCACGAATACCGTTGGCAACTTGAGCGACTGGTGATACTGGCAAGCAGTGTGGACCTTGCTCATTGACAGCATGATGGTTGGGTACTGGCCCCAGTTGATTCGGCGCATCTTGACTTCCGCAAAGCCAACGATTGCATCTGCCTTCGTGACTGCGAAGTCCATGCGGTAAGACATTGGCAACTTGTGGTACTCGATGTTCCACGCAGCAGCCAAGCGTTCCATGATTGCTTGCTCGTTGTTGCGGTCGTCTTGGTTTTCATACATCGTCCGGGTCATCATCCTCATGCTCCTCATCTCTTGCGTCACTCCAAAACCAATACTCAAGAAGCAAGACTGTGACTGCGCCAATGATGTGGTAGTCGTCCATGTCAAACTCTAGTTGCCAGTTGTCAATCAGTCGTCGCAGATCCTGCTTCATCTTTTCTGGTGGGGTAATCACAATGGCCTCGCTTGGTTGGCAACCAACTCAACTACTTGCTTGCTTGCTCCGTGGCCCACCACCCAGTCCTTGACATCAGAACCTTTGGATGGGTACATGATTCTAACCCGTGAGACTTTGGGCTTGAGCAAACTGGCAATGGACTTTGCCCCCTGCTTGCCGGGCTTGTCGTTGTCCGCAACGATCACCACGTCATGCTTCCAGCACAGCATCTTGGTGAGGAGAATCCCACCGCCATTGCAGGACGGGCGACCCACGGCAGGCAGTCCGATCTGGTGCAGCGCCAGCGTATCCGTTGGACCCTCAGCGACGTAGACGCTGCCGTGGCTCGGCGGTTCGCCAACGTAGAACAGGCCAGCCCTGCTCCCCTTGACGGCAAACTTGTTCCCGTCTGGGGTGCGAAGCCTGATGCCGATCACGGCCCCGTTGCTGGCTCGCATCGGGAATGTGTACGCCGACTTCTTGACTGACCATCCGACCTGCATATCTACCAGCCCTTGCTTACTGAGGCCAGTGGTCTGGACGAGATGGTCATACATATAGCCTTCCATGGCTGCGACACACTGATCGACGCCCCGTTGCCAGTCAATGTCCAGCGGCTCAGTGACCGCAACTGGTGCGGACACAGGCTTTGGCTGTAGCAAAGGATTGATGACGTGAACCCAGCCCGCATCTCCTGCGCGCTTGTCACTCTCAACCCGTGGGCATATGGCTGTCGATCCATCCTTGGATACCA